CACGGCAAAAATACCCGTAAATAGCCTTTTTATACACACAACACAACTCCCGCCAATTAGGTAAATACACTATAACAAGGAAATTTCTATATGTTTGATGTATCAAGATTTTTTGGCAAAGGAGACAGAAACACTCTATTATTGAAGAATGGCTTAAATTTTTCATATAATGGACCATATCTAGTTGTTGAAGAAGGGTTAGTTTTAGACCAATGGCACGTGAATACATTCACGTCTGCCGAATATACAATCAGTGTAGATTACGATACAAACAACAAAGAAATTTTAAAAGTGCTTGTAGCGGCAAGTCCTAATCAATCAAGTCTTACAATATATGGCAGATCAAATTTAGGCAATAATCTTATTAAATTAAACAGCACTGTGGACAATTCACTTGTGAAGGTAACTGTTGATCCAGCAGATAAATCACAAACAGAAAAATACACAGGCAGTAAAGTGATTTTTGGAGCATCATATTTTGCAACACAAAACGCATTAGTAGGTGGACAACAGGTAACAAGTTAAGATGGCAGTTGTATTAAAACAGTTTGAAGCGGAATACGGATTTAAAAGTCCAGGATTCACAGTTGATAATGCTGGAAATGTTGTTGTAAGAACAATTACAAACACATACACTCCACCAGTGGTTCCACCATCACCAGATTTCAATACAAATGAAACTGCGGGTGAGTTCACATGGCTAAAAGATGGTAATGCAGTTTCAGGAAACAATCCTAACATAACACTTGAGCGTGGTAAAACTTATAACTTTGTATTAAATCTATCAAGTTTAACTTTCAATATTTTCCAACCCGATGTTAACGATGCAAACACTCCAGGTAATTTGTACAACACAGGTTTAAGTCATCAAAATGTTGTGACTGGAAGCACACTTGCATCAGGTTCAATAACTGTTTCACAAACATGGGCACAACAACAAAGTGGTTATGACAGAACAGCACAGGTACTTGTTCCAGACACAACAGGCACAGCCTTAGCAGGTAAAAAAATTCCAGTTTTAATTGTGCTCCATGACACAAATGAAACACAAGGACAAGGTATTGCAAAAGTAAATTGGGTAAACGACAGAATTTTAATTGCTCCACAAGGTTATGGTAACGAATGGAACGTTGGTTATCAAACAAGTAAAGCAAATGATGTTGCATTCATAGATTCAATCATAGCAAGTTTAGATGGTTATGATAATGTTGACACAAGAGAAATTGCAATAGTTGGTTTTGGTAATGGTGCACAGTTGGCATTACAATATGCAAACTACACTCAGAACGCATCTGTAAAACACATTATAACTTATAATGGTTTGTTGCATGAAGATCAATACTTACCAGCAGGACCGACTTTTTACAATTATACTTTAGACCCACAGAATACAGATAATTCCACAATAGTAAATTGGTCAGCAGTTACACCATTGTCAGATAAAAAAGTTACAATGTTTAATGGTAAAAATGAATTGAATTATCTTTATGAAGGTGGTACATATCAGAATCAAGTTTTATACAGTGCGGTGGATACTATCTATGCAATGGCACAGGCAGATGGGACTATTGAGACAAAAGAAACAACAGGTGTTCAGCAACCTGATAGCAGTGAATTAATTTCATATGAATCAGGTAATATCAGATTGTTCAGTTATCTTGACGTTGCAAACAATTTTGCTAACTATCAAAACAATATAAGAAGTCAAATCACAACACAAATTGCAGTTGCATCTTATATTAATATTCCAGTTTCAACTACACTAACAGGTGCGGAAGCACAAGGTAAACAATCAGGAACATTGACTTATGAAGTTCCTGTTGATGCTCCAGATTCTTTATTTTATGGTGACGCAGACGGAATACCAGCAGGCATAATCACTGTTGCTCAACCTTCATTGATTGGAGCAGGTGTATTCAGTTCAATTTTAAACACAGGAAATTTTTTAAACAATGGCATAAATGCAAATGTTGAGATTAAACCAACAGGAACAGGTCTAGTTACTATACAACCAGAAGCAGTTGGTACTATAAGCAACATGAACGTCAATGCACAGCAGTTGACAGCAACAAATAATGTTAGTTTAACACCAAATGCTGATGTAACTATCAGTCCACAAGCAGGTGGAAATTTATCAATAAGACCAATTGATTTAGGCACTGTAGATAACGTGACTATTGGGGGAGTAATTCCAAGAAATGGAACCTTTTCAAATATTGTTTCTGCCCAAGGAACGTTAAATAGTACTACAATAGGTTTAACCACTGCGGCTTCGGCGGCTTTTACAGGTGCGACTGTAACAAACGACCCAAGCAGTGCTAACGACGTAACTAAGAAGCAATACGTTGATAACACAGCCACAGTGTTAGCGATTGCATTAGGAGTATAAAAAAGCATGGCAAAAAGACGAATAGAAAATTACAAATTTACACCAGGTATTCCATTAAGTGGTAATCTATATCCTAATGCCTGGGCACAAATCAATGCTAACAAAGAATGGTTAAAAGATGAATCCAATGCTTTCATCGATTACAAAATTGCAGAAGACACAGCGGCAGATTTGTTCCCTAATACATCTGCTAGAATTACAAATAATTTAGAATATGTAAAAGCAGAGGTGGCGGCATGGGTAGCAGTTCAAGTTGCCGCCAATGTATCACCGTTTGCAGGTTACACAAAACTTGCCACTGACATCAAAACAGATGTAGGTAATGTTGTAAATGCGGCATATAGAGACACAAGATACGGCGGTAACGAAAATATAAGAGCACAATCAGAAACATATTTTGTTGACGGTGTTTTACAATTAGCCAATGACGGTGATCCAGAAATTGCTTACCTTACAAAAGCAAGAGATATTGTGGTTCAATATATTTTACCTGGCATAGCATACAGTTCTATCAACACAGACGGTTTATCACAGAACACAACAGGCTCAAATGGTGAGGCAGGTGGTATATCAGGTTACACATCAAATCACAATGTGATCACAAATGCAATAGACAATGGTATTTTAACATTACCAGCATTGGTAAGTTCAATTTATGTGTTTGAAAACTTTACATATGAATCATATCTTTGTGAAAGAGATATGGGTTACAATATTGATGGTATTTTAAAAGATTTAAGATACGGTGGTAATGAACAATCAAGATACAATGCATCAACTTACTGGGTTGGCACAGTATCAGTATTAAGTGGTGACAGACAACCTGAAGAGGCTGTTAAAAATGAAATAAGAAATATCATAAACAATTATGTGATACCAGGAGTTGCTTTCACATCAAGACAAAGTCCTGTTGTGACACAACAAACAATTTTAGGCACACCAGGTGAAGCAGGTGCAACTGCACGTGTAACAGAATTGTTTGGTATTATCACAGATGTAATTATAAATGGTTTAGATAACTTACCTACACAGATAAACAACGGAATTTCAAGTGTTAAGATTCCAGAAAAAATTGACCTAGAAAGATTATTATTAATTACAAATGCATCAGATAACAATGTGTTATACACATTTAACGATCCATCAAAAGGTGCAACTGCAGAATACAGAAGAGAATATTCTACTGATACATCAAATCCGACTGCTTATGTAGATCCAGATTTTCCAAAAGCATATCATGGTAATGACACAATAACTACACTGTTTTTAGATGTAGATACATCTGCAGACAACAGCACAGATAGGATACAAATTTTTGTTGAAGACAACCAATTAACGGTAAGACCTTACGACTTTGGTACAGATGCAATTGAACGTATGAGGGTTGCACAACCTGAATCAATGCTTGACGCTGACTTTGAATATGGTCTTCAACCAACCAAGTGGAGTGCGATTTCTACACAAAGAGGTTATCCATCAATTTATGAAGTACCAGGCACAGATTTTGACGTTGCAACTGTGACATCAGATGCATCAGCAGGTACACAAGGTATTGGTTCATCTCTGATCACAGTAACAACTGTTGGACCACACGGTTTTGAAGCAGGACAACCTTTAACAATTACAGGTTTTGATAATGGTGTGCAAGGTGCAAGTAGAGCCGCTGGTTCTTTTACAGTAAACACAGTTGTCAGCACAACACAATTTACATATTACGCAAAAGCCAAAGTTGGACAAGTTAATCCAACAACAATCAGCACAAATGCTACACAATTAAGAGAAGGTGCATTTTACACAGGTGCCGCAATTGGTTTTCCAACTTTCAGTGTTGCAGACAATGGTTCATCTGGTAGCATTGTAACAGCACTTGCGGCTTTGAGTGGCACAACTTTCTTACCATACAGCGGAGCAACTCCACCAATTGGTGCTCCATTATCAGGATCAGGTATCCAGACAGGTACACAAATTACAGCAGTAAACGGTTCAGGTGGAGCGTTGGCTTCTCCAACTGTGACAGGTGATTACAATTCAGGTGTTACAGAAATACAAGTGGCGGACTCAGCAGGTATTGTGCAAAACTCTGTGATTGACAGAGGTGATGGTTATGCAGTAACAATCACAAATGTTGCAGGAAATTCATTAACATTATCAGCACCATTGACACAACCTCCGATAGGTGATATAACACAATATACAAATTTAGCAGGTACAAATTATATACCACAAGGACAATTAGCAAGATTTAACATCACAAGAACAGGCGGAAATTATGCCGCGGCAATAGTTGCATCAGGTGAAAACTATACAGTAGGTGACGCAATAGTGGTGTCAGGCACAGACTTAGGCGGTTCTACTCCAGACAATGATTGTACAGTCCTTGTAGAAAGTGTGGACACAGGTGGAGAAATTTTAACTGTATCTGCAAGTGGTTCAGCATTTACTGGTACAGGTACAGCAACAGGTGTTGCACCTACGTTCAATGGTAATGCAGGTACAGGTGCACAGTTGAATGTAACAAAAACAAATGGAACATATTCAGTTGCATTGAATTCACCGACATACACAAACATTGCAGGAACACAAACTACACCAGGTGGTGGCAATGCAACATTTGATGTCACAGCGGCAGGTGGAAACTACACTGTTGCAATTAATAATGCAGGCACTGGCTATGCTCAAAATGATGTAGTAAGAATAGCAGGTTCAGAGTTTGGTGGCACAACTGCAAATCATTTGAACATAAGAGTGACAGCAGTAGGTGGAAATGGAGAAATCCAAACAATTAGTTCAGGCGGTAATGCTCCACCACAAGAAGTTACATACACTTCACCAGCATTTACATCTGACCAATCAGGTGTTAATGCCGCGTTTAATGTAACAAGAACTGGTACAACATATTCAGCAGTAATAACTGGAATTGGGTCAGGTTATGTGCAAAATGAAGTTTTAACTTTTGTAGGAACAAATTTGGGTGGTGCAACCACTGCCAATGATGCTACAATCACTGTAGATTCTGTTGATGGCAACGGTGGTATTTTAACTTTTACTGTGGCGGGTACAGCAGTTGACACAAAAAGTTACACAGCACTAACAACAGGTGTAAACCTTGTTGGTTCGTCAGGCACATTTGACATTGCAATTTCAGGTGCAGTGGCAACTGTGACTCTAAATGCGGCAGGTGACGATTATGGTGTAGGTCAAACAATTTTATTATTAGGTTCATTAATTGGTGGACAGGACGGTGTACACGATATCACAGTAACGGTTACAGCAGTTACTGGTGGAACTGGTGCAGGTCCAATCAGTACATTGTCACAAGCATACACAGGTTCAGCAGGTGCGGCACCAGTGGAAGGCACATCAGGTTACAATGTTGGTGATTGATATGTTGAAGGTGGCAGTGAGCTTGGAGGTTCAGCGGCAGTGAACGAAGCATATGATTCAGTTTCATCTGTGAATGGACAGGGAGGTATTACAGGTTTATCAATTTCAGGTACAGGTACAGATGCAAACGTTGATTATGTAGGTGTAACTTGGTCAACAGGACAATCAGGTGCAAGTGCAGTAATTGATATAAACAGAACAGGTGCAACATACACAGCAACTTTCACAAACACAGGAACAGGATTTGCACAGAACGACACAATTACTATTGCTGGTACTGAAGTTGGTGGATCATCACCAGCAAATGATGTTACTATCACAGTAACTGGAGTGAATGCAGGCGCAGTTGATACTTACAACGTCACAGGTACAGCAGTAAACACACAAACATTTACAAACGTGAACAAAGCATACAGAACAGGTGTTGGCTTGACTGTTAATGTTGAACTATCAGGTGGTACATACACAGTTACATTAAACAATGCAGGTTCAGGATACAATGCTAACCAATCATTCACAGTACCAGGTACTTCTTTGTTTGGTGCATCACCAACAAATGATTTAACATTTGATGTTGGTGGAGTAGATGCACAAACCACAGGTGTTGTAACTTCTCTGGCTAACATATCAGGAACAGCAAACACAGGAACAGGGCAAAGTTTAAATGTTGCAGGCACAAATAGAACACCACAAGGTGTTGGTGCACAATTCAGTGTAACAAGAACAAATGACACAGACTCATCCACAGCATATACAGAGTGTACTATAACTGGTACAGGTTCAAACTATGCAGTAGGAGACAAATTAATAATTTCAGGTTCAAATTTAGGTGGACAAAACATCACAAATGATATCACAGTAAGAGTACAACAAACAAATACAGCGGGTGGTATACTTGCAAGTACACACGAAGGTGTAGCAGTTGGTGGTACAGGTTTGCAAGTATTCAGTTCGGTAACAATTTCAGATCCAACAACAACAAACATAGCACAAACATCAACTATTACTTACAGTGCATTGGCAACAATGCAGATAGACTTTGCAACACCTCATGGGCTAGTTCCAGGAAATGCTTTCCTTGTTGTGATACAATCAGATGATGGTGCAAACAATCACATACTTGCATCAGGACCATTCCTTGCAACAGCAATTCCATCAGCAACGCAATTGAGATATCAAGTACGATCTCCGGGTGCTATTACAGATTCAGGATGGCAAGGATTTGTATACGGTAGACCAGATTCATTCTTTGTACACAGACCATTTGATGGTGGTGTACAATTAGGTACAGGTGGTCCGGCTCACGGTGCACAGGCAATACGTCAATCTAAAAAATATATTAGATATCAATCAGGTAAAGGTTGTATGTACACAACTGGTGCCTTGTTTGCTCCAAGTTATGATATTTTAGATTGTACAGCAGATGGTATAGATGCTGGTTCAACAATCACAGTTACAATTGATGATGTAGATCACAATTTACAGGTCGGTGCAAAAATCAGATTGGTTGGTATTGCCACATCAGGTTATGATGGCACGTACACAGTTGCTTCGGTAACAAGTGAAAGAGTTTTGACTGTGATAGCACAAATTACTCTAGGAGCCACAACAGCAGAATTTACAGATCAACCACAGGTATCGTTGTATCAATGGAATGGTGCAACTGTAAGATCAGGTATATTTGATGATCAAAACGGAATTTTCTGGGAATACGATGGTCAAAACACAAATGCAGTACAACGTACAGCAACAAGACAGTTGGCTGGTACTGTAACTGTAACACCAGACTCTAACACAGTCACAGGTGTTGGCACAAGATTTAGAGAACAGGTTAAAGCAGGTGATAGAATTGTAATCAGAGGTATGACACACGTGGTTGCAGGTGTGGCAAGTAACACATCTATGAACGTTACTCCAGATTACAGAGGTGTAAGAACTTCTGCTGGTGTCAAAGTTTGTGCAGTTGTTGATAAAAAAGCAAAACAAACAGAATTTAACAGAGATAGATTAGACGGTACAGGAGCAAGTGGATACAATTGGAACGTATCTAAGATGCAGATGATTGGGATTCAATTTTCATGGTACGGGGCTGGATTTATTGACTGGATGGCTAGAGGTCACAAAGGTGAATTCATCTTTGCTCACAGAATGAGAAATTCAAACATTAACACAGAAGCATTTATGAGAACAGGTAACCAACCTGTGCGTTACGAAGTAACAAATGAAGGTCCAAATGGTAGATTAGAAACAGACATGACTGCTGTACAGACTACTGTGCCTTTAGTTGACGCTTCATTCTTCCCAACAACAGGTGGAACAGTGTTTATTGATAATGAAGTTATTACATTTACAGGTGTGACAGGTGACACATTAACAGGTTGTACACGTGCGGCACAGTTAACAAACTTTGCTTCAGGTGCCACAAGATCATACACAGGTGGTACAGCAAGTACACACTTTAGAAATTCAGGTGTTGTATTGATATCCAACACAGCATCTCCAAACATATCACACTGGGGATCAGCATATCTAACAGATGGTAACTTCGACGAAGATAGAGGATACCTATTCAGTTACGCGGCGACAGGTCTTTCTTTAACAACAACAAGACAAACTGTATTCCTATTAAGACTAGCACCATCAGTATCAAATGCATTAACAGGTGACTTGGGAGACAGAGACTTATTAAACAGAGCACAGTTGCTACTAGACGGTATTGAAATTACATCTAACCCAGCGGCATCAGGTGATCAAGGTCAGTTGGTCGTACAGGGTGGATTGAATCGACAAAACTATCCAATTGATCCAGCAGATATTGGTTGGGCAGACTTAACGGGTGTTGCCCAAGGTGGTCAGCCAAGTTTTGGTCAGATAGCGGCAGGTGGTTCAGTTAACTGGAACGGTGGTGCATCAACTACCACTCAAACAGCAGACACTCAAGCACAGATGACTGCAACAGCAAACCACTGGTTCAACTTGGGTGGTAACAGAAACTATGCATACTTCCTTGAAGCACAATGGGAAGGCAAAGGTTTAAGAGTTGGTATGGCAGTTACATCAAGTCAATTCCCAGCAAACACAGTTGTCACACAGATTATTGACTATAACTCATATTACTTTGTAAGATTTAACAACAGACACACAGGTATATCAGGCGGGGAAGCAGTTGACTTTGCACTAGGTGGTGATTTAACAAGTACAAACTTCTTGTACATGGATCAAGCAAGTTGGGAGGCTTCAGGTGCAGTAAGTGGTACAGAAGTTGATACGGCTTATGCTAATTTTCCACCAGGTACAACAGTATCACAGGTTGACACACTAGATACATTTGGATCAACAAACTTCTACAGAGTGGTGTTCACACAGACATCAACAGGAACGATTGCCGCGGGTAGTTCAATCACGTTTGTATTTGGTCAACCACCATATGCACAACCAGGTGAAACAATCTTTTCATTCATTGCGGTACCGGGAGAACGTGCAAACTTGGCACTTGACAAGATCAAGGTATTGACTAACACAACACTAGGTGGACGAGGTACTTTCCCTAATGGTCCAGACGTGTTGGCAATTAACGTTTATAGAACAGCAGGTACAGGTGGTGTTCCAGCAACAGTAACACTGCGTTGGTCAGAAGCACAAGCGTAATTTTATTTTTCTTGTATAGGTTTTAATTGGCTATCGCCTTTGATAATTCGATAATTATCTTCAGGATCGTCAGCAGTGCTTACTTCAGTTATACTGCCTGAGTCGGTGATGCATTGTAGTTGATGTGGCATCAAAGGCAAATTTCTCCATGTTTCGCCTTCTTTTAATTCTCTTGTGTAAAGAGTTGCGTCTTTCGTATCAATACAACTTAATAAAAATTTTCCTGAATTGACAAACCAACTTTCATCTTTTGTTTTATGAAAATGCATTGAGAATTTAGCATTCTTTTTTGTAAAAACTAAAAGTTTTCCGCAATACTGATCATTGGAGGCGAATATTAATTCGTAACCCCAAGATTTATCTACTTTACCTTCTTTATTGATCATTTAAAAATTCTTCAACTGTTTTAAAATTGTGTTGTATATGTTTATTTAATTCTGTTAAATCTGCTGAGGTGTAGGTCTGATACTGTCCTTGTAATTTTCCAGGCATTGGTATTATTTCTATTTCAGCATTGTATTTTTTGGCAACTAAATCAGCAACTTTTTGAAAAGAAATTGGTGCTCCTGTGCCTATATTGAAAATTCCGGATACATCTTTTGTAAGCATTTTGCCATGCACTTCACACACATCATTTACACTTACAAAATCTCTTAGATATTTGTCACTATTTTCAAATAATTTTATTTTGCCTGTTTTGGCTTGATTTGCAAATTTAGTAATTGGTGATGCTTGATCGCCTTTGCTTTCTTCATTGTTTCCATACACGTTAAAATATCTAAAACCCTGCACAAGAACTTTAAATTCTCCCATAATGCTTTCAACGAATCTATCAAACATATATTTGCTCCAAGCATATGCATTGAGAGGATACACATCACCGTCTTCTTTAAAGTTTCCAGTGTTACCATACACACTTGCCGAACTGGCATATTGAAAGTTTGTACCCATTGTGTCACACATTTCTAAAAGTTTCATACTGTATTCAAGATTGTGTTTTAAAATTTTATCCACATTCCTTTCAGTAGTGCTTGATATTGCTCCAAGATGTATTACCCAATCGTATAAAGAAGGGTCTGGAAAATGATTATAATTTTCCCAAGGAAACCCAATCACTTCATGTCCTTCTTTGGCTAATTGCATTCCTAAATGACTGCCTATAAATCCTTTGTATCCTGTTAAACAAATTTTCACGTGTTACTCCACAATTTTATAATTTCCTCTGATCCTTTTGGCGCTATATCTTTTGTCAATTCATCTGTATGATGTGCTACATAATTTATATTAATGTTTACTCTTGACCTTTTATCTGTACAAGTACTGCCAGTGTGTTCCATATAACTAGGAAATATAACCATAGAGTTCTCAACACTAGGTATTTTATCGCCATCTTTAAATTCTGTGTATCCGTTGTTTGTATTACAATAAAAAATTGCTGTGTAACTTAATGGCACACTTACATCACAATGCATACCATGAGTTATGATCTCACTCTGACTGGGTATATTATTTGCTTTGACACGTAGAAAAGTATGTGGTTGTAACACAGCAAATATTGGTATTAACATATTCCATAGTTCTGGTCCTGTCACAATGTTACTTACTTCGTGAAATTTGTGTACAAATTGTATTTGTAATCTTTCATCTGTGTTTGCTTGGTGAGGATGTACAACGTGGTCTTGATAAAACCAAGGAAATTTATCACTAAACATTATATCTTTAATGCTTTGAAATTGTTCTTTACTCAACGCATCTGTAATTATAATTTTATTATTTTTTATTGTTTTGTTCATTTACTTTGTCCACTATATTAGATGTCGAAAAACCTTGTACTGTTGGAAAAATTTTTACATCTGCTAATTCATTTCCTACTGTTGTTGCCACAGTGTAATCTCCACCTTTGACAATGATGTCTGGTCCATTATTTTTTATTGCTTCTATTGGAGTATCTTCTTCAAACACAACAACTTTATCTACCCAGGGTAATTGTAATAATTGTTGTTCACGTATTAAAGCATTATTGTAAGGTCTATCATTACCTTTTAACCTTTTAACACTGGCGTCTGAATTAATGCCAACAATTAGAATATCTCCTTGTTGTTTTGCAAATTTTAATAATTCTAAATGTCCTTTATGCAATATATCAAACACACCATTTGTCCATACCACTGTGTCTTCAACATCTGTTTTAGAAATCACAGATACTCCTCTTTTTTGTACAATTTTTTGAGCACCTTTATATGCAAGTTCACAGGCACTAGGAATATCTTTGTATTGACTGTAATGAGCAATAATGGCAAGTACAGAATCACCTGCACCACTAACATCTGATACTTCTATTGCATCGCCTTTTATGTGTGTGTAAGAATCTTTGCTTACCACGTGAATGCCATTAGCACCATCAGTTACAATTAACCATGTCCACAAATTGGATTCACATCTTTCTTGTGCAATTTGAATATTAAATTTGCCAAACCATGCTTCGTATTCTTTCATGTTTGGTTTTACTAAAAATGCTCCAATATATCTACTAAATCCTTGCTTTGGATCTACATAAACATTTTTACATTTTGTTAAAATTTTTTGTACTGTATCTTTTTGTATGACTCCTTTATTGTAATCGCTGATTAGCACTGTGTCAGTATCTACAAGGTCTTTTAATAATTCATCTTCAACTGTGCTTTTGGTATATGATTGTTCTTTGTCTACTCTTAAAAGATGTTGACCATTTTGTCCCACCATTCTTGTTTTGGTTGTGGTCATTTCTGCATCTTGGCAAACACGTGACGATATGTTATTTTGCAGTAAAATTTCAATGATTTTGTGCCCGGCAATGTCTTTGCCCACGGCACCATATAGCCACGTGTCTGTGCCCAAGTTTGACAGGTTTAAAGCGAGGTTTCCTGCCCCTCCAACGTTGAAGTCTTTTGTTTTCTCTTTGAGTACAATGACTGGTGCTTCTGGACTGACTCTATCACAATCTCCTTCAATCCAGGAGTCCAACATTACGTCACCAATTATTTTAATCATTGCATTAATTTTAACATTTTGAACACAGTATCCAATTTCATTTGATTCATTTTATTTTGGATAGTTTTGCGTAATCCTTGATGCAAAGGTTTGGGCCAATGACCAAAACTTACCCAGGCATAGCCATCGTGTTCTGTATTCAATTTTGGAATAAATTCTTTTTCAACAACGCAGATGTATGTGTGATACAAAAAGTTTTCATCATTACTGATAAAGGTTTCCATTGGTATCCTTTTAATAATATTCTGCTCACCAATTTCCTCTTTTATTTCTCTTTGAAGACCTTCCCATAAATTTTCATTGGTAGTTGTACCTCCAACTAGTCCCCAAACTTTATTTTGTTTACTTTGCGTTCTGTGTAACAACAAGAAACGTTGTGTGTCTAAAGTGTAGAAGAGTGCTCCACACCCGGTTATTTTACTGCTCATGTAATTAATTATGTGACTAGGAGATCTTCCAAGTGCCTTTTCGATATTCGCCTTCGAACGATAACAACCATTCACTACCATTCCATTTGTATTGCACACCTGTTTTTAAATTGGTAATGTATGAAGGTATAAATGTGCTATCGCCTGGATCAGGATTCGTACTTGCATCAAAAATTATTTCCCAATTAGTACCATTCCATTCAACAATGTCATTAGCACCTGCTACCAAATCAATATTACTGTCACCTTTCCAAGCATCTGCGCCATCAACATTTGAAGCACTGCCTATATCTTTTAATAACAATAATCTTTTTCCATTTTGTTTAACACCGGATGGATTGTATGTTGTTGGATCAACTATAAAGTCCACAGAACCTCTTGTATCTACAGGGCCAACAATTACTGTGTCAGTTGGAATAGTGTCTTCGTCCCAAGTAACTAGCAGTTGGAAAGGATTTGTTTCATTCACTGCAACTGTACCAATCACTGGCACATCTATTCCTTCTCTATGTAGAGATATTTGACTTAATCCTGTTTTGAAATTTGGAATAACATCTAAATATCCGTCCCATACTATTCCGCCAATAACACCTTTGTCTATAATTTGTACAACACTGTTTAACACATACACATCAAATTGTGTGCCTGTTGTTCCTTGCACAGAACTTGTATCTTTTCTTGTTGCAACACTTGAATCAATTGTGCCATCTGCACTTGCTCTGATATCTGCTTTAATACTTTTTTCGTAATCATCTTGATATGCCATAAGTTCAGGCATTGTTTGACTCAAATCTATGTTTCCTGTTCTTTCATTGAATATACTTGTGATGATATGAGTTATCACTCCTAACTTTTTAACTTTTGTAGGCGGACTGATGTATATTGGCATTGTAAAAGTCATTGATGCAACATCTATTTCTGTTTCTGTGCCTGTTGGAATTGTGTTAGAAGCAAATGATATATTTGTTAACTCAACTACACTTAAACTTGTCCAGTCCACATAGTTGTCAGTGGTTTGTATTTCTAAACTAGGATTGAACAACATCATGATTTGTTCCATGATTTGTAATTTTTGTTCTGTGTTACTTGTCCACATATCAACAGTCATTGTTAATGTGTAAGGTGTAGGCATCAAACGTTCCACAGTAACGTTTTTTCCTTGGGTGTTTAGATACTCTTGATTATTGCTGTCATAAGCACGTTCTCTAATGTGTATTTTACTCACAAAACTTGCATCTGCAATTCGTGTTCTATCCATTTCTAAATTAGTAACGTATGCCGCCATTCTTGGAACAGAAGGCAATTTATTTTCAGAATTGTCTCTAATAATGTGAGCAACTTGTCTTGTGATGTTTCCGTACATTACAGGCACTTGTTTCAATGCGCCATCACCATCTTTGTATGAAAAATTGCTCAATAGACGAATTAATTGAGTAATATATCTTCTAATTTGTCCATCGTAAAAATGTTGCATTATTTTTTCTCTTTATTCTTTTCGTTAAATTTTTTACTTTTAGGTGCGTAATAAGTTCTTACTTTCCCCATATAATTTTTAGTTACCTTTTTAAGTCCTTGCGGTCCTGCTGTATGATCCATTGGTATACCGACTATGCCAAATAACTCTTTCAATTTCATTATCCATCCGCCTTAGGTCTTAATGCTTTTGATAAACTTTGTCTTTCTTTAACAGTTTCGCCACCAACATTTCTAGTTTTTGTATTATTGATAAACGTTCCTTTTTGATTTGCTCTTGTATCTGTTTGTGACAATGTATGACGTATATTATCTTCCATTTTCACCCAACGTCCACCATCATATCTAAACAATCTATTTGGTAAGAAGTCAGTACGTAAAAAATAATCGCCTTTGTCTGAAGCAGTTGGGAAACTTATTCCAAATCCAAATACTTCTCCATTAGGTGCAAGTCCGTCACCTAACAAGTAGCCATCATAACCAGTTTTACTAGGTGTTTGATTTACTCTATCTGCTAGTGTGTTTTGCGTGGTTGTATCTAATTGTGTTGTATCCGTTGTAACAAGTTCAGGTTTGCCTTTATCATCAACTTGTAGTGTGTAAAAATGTGCAATATCATATCCTGACTTGCCTGAATCTGCTTCTGCTTGTTGTACAACTGCATTATTAATCTGCATTTCTTGTTCATATGTAGAAAGTACATCACGTAATTTTTGTGAAGAACCTTCTTCTGTAGGCAAATCAAGTATGTCTTTAAATTCTTGTGAGTCGTAAATTTGTTTTAATTTTACTCTGTAAAGATGTGGATACCAAGTAGGTGAAAAACCTTCTGCCGCTCTGTTGATATCTTCTACAACATAAAAACGTTTGAGTGCAACTTGAAAATCATTCAACGCATATTCATCTTTTAGATGTGGTAATTCAAATACATCACCTGGCATAATTTTTCTGCCCAAAGTTTTTACACTTGAAGTGATAGGTATAGTCATAAACAGTGTGTCATTGGCTAGGAAAAGTCCAAATTGACTCATATCAAAATCTATATCTGCAACATTGTAAATTCCACGAAGTTTGTACACATCGGGATCATACTTTCTGTCCCTGTTTTCTAGGAATAACATATCCTGAATGTTGGTTTCTTTTACAGCATTGTATCTTGGTTCAGCCGCTGTGGCATCGTCCTCACTTGGATTTTTAGGTCCTAGGTATTTGTGTACAAAGACATCAGTACCGCCAACAGTGAACATTTCTGCTACTGTTTTATCTAAAAACGTGTAATCATGACCTTTTTCGGGTTTATATAGACTTAATCTTGGCATACTGTTATATTTATCGGATGGTCACTACTGATAAATATCAGTAAGGATATTATAAATGAGCAATTTAACCACAGAAAAACAAGAGGTATTTGACTACGTATTCAATTCGCTAGGTGGCGGAATGGTAGATGTAGAATTGGATCCTTCACACTACGAAACAGCATTACAGGACTCATTAGACAGATTTAGACAGAGATCAGACAATTCTGTTGAAGAAAGTTACATATTTTTACCACTTGAAAATGATGTCAACGATTACACACTTGCTAACGAAATAATAGAAGTACGTCAAATATTCAGAAGATCAATTGGGTCAAGATCGGGCGGTGGAGAAGGTGGTACAATCTTTGAACCATTCAATCTAGCATACACAAACACATACCTTTTAGCCAGTTCTAATATGGGTGGTGTAGCAACATACAACTTGTTTTCACAATACCAAGAACTAGTAGGACGTATGTTTGGTTCATTTATTGAATTCAAATGGAACACAACAACTAAAAAATTAACTATCCTACAAAGACCAAGAGCAAACGAAAAAGTGTTGATGATGGTGTATATGCACAGACCAGATTCGGAATTATTCAAAGATTATTTGGCAAAAAAATGGATCAAAGACTACACTTTGGCAAAATGCAAGTTCATGCTTGGTGAAGCCAGAAGCAAATTCAACACAATAGCAGGTCCACAAGGTGGTACTTCATTAAATGGTGACACTTTGAAACAAGAAGCACAGGCAGAAATGGAAAGACTTGAACAAGAAGTCAAAACTCAAACTGCTGGTGGTCAAGGCTATTCATTCTTAATTGGTTAATTCCATATTGACATATTAGTATTTTTGTTGTATTATCGTATGATATGCAACATCAAATGATTCCATTATTCTCCGTGCCTTTGTACAAAGCACCAATAGGTGAATTGGATGTACTCCAAAAAACCTGGATCAGAGAACTAGATTTCCCACCACAGAGTGTTGGCACAGATCATTCCGATGATCACTTGCCACCTGAAAATAGAGGTATGCATTTATTGGATACTCCACAATTGAAATCATTGAAAGCAAACATACAAAAAAGTTTAAAACATTTTACAAAAGATGTGCTGGGCATAAAAGAGGAATTTAGAATTACTACAAGTTGGATCAACAGAAACAATAAAGGCGAACAAATATATAAACATTCACATCCTAACAGTGTGATAAGTGGTGTGTACTACATAGACACAACACCAGATTGTGCACCAATAATATTTGAGAAGCCTTATTTGTACACAAATATTGCACATCAAAATGTACAACTTACGTATGAAGAAAACAACAAAAACGAATACAACACAGACTACTATGGTGTTAAACCTAAGCCAGGGGAAGTATTGATGTTTCCATCTTGGTTGGAACATACAGTATATCCTCAACCTGCTGACGTGGCACGAATCAGTTTGGCTTTTAACAGTTTTCCTGTGGGAAAAATTGGATCAGGAACAAAACAATTAGAAATATGATTATAGGAATATGTGGCTTGATTGGATCAGGCAAAGACACAATAGCAGATCATTTGGTTGATGATCATTCATTTGTAAAATTGTCTTTTGCAGACAACCTTAAAGACAGTGTTGCCACCATGTTTGATTGGAACATAGACCTACTGGATGGCAAAACAGAACAGAGTAGAAAATGGCGTGAACAAATGGATCCTTTCTGGAGTATGGAATTAAAACATGAAGTTACTCCAAGACTTGTACTGCAAAAGTTTGGTACAGAGTGTATGAGAGATGGATTCTACGACGGCATATGGGTTAGTTTAGTTAAAAAGAAACTTAAAGACAATCCACAGATCAATTGGGTAATACCTGATGTGAGATTTGAAAATGAAGCAAACATGATACAAGAACTAGGTGGTGAAGTTTGGTGGGTAAAACGTGGACAACTGCCAATGTGGTTTAGAATGTATCAAGACATTGGGCAGAAACCTAAAGATGTACACGCATCTGAATGGGCATGGGCAAATACAAATTTTAATGCTGAATTTGAAAATAACTCAACTATTAATAGTCTTAAAAATCAGGTACAAGATCACCTTGTTTCCAACGGATTCCTTCAAGGTGCAAAGATCTTTGGCAGTTAGCACACACAGTCTTTAAATTACTGAACTTACAATTATCAAGATTACCATCTATGTGAAACACGTTGAAGTGCGATTCATAGGTGCTTTTGTGACCACATTTATCACATTGCTTGTTGATACGATAGCCAGCCACGTGCCATTTAGGCATATATCCACTTGGTCCTCCATATCGCAAACACAACTCACACTGCTTTCTGTAATAGGTCTTACCTGCCTTTTTATAATTTACTGCGGCTGGTCTTTGACTACATTTTGTACATAATGGTCTCATATGCACGTATTTACCTGCCCTTTCCTACCCCTTTTTTATACCTTTTAATTTGGTGCATTTCGGCATTATGTCATAAATACAAACAATAATAAAGTTTTTATTACTTTAAGTAGGAGATAAGCAAATGGCATTAGTTTCACCAGGAGTACAAGTCAGCGTAATTGACGAAAGTTTTTATACACCAGCAGAACCAGGAACGGTTCCATGTATATTCATAGCAACAGCACAAGACAAAACGTCTAGTTCTGGAACAGGCACAGCACAAGGAACAACAGCGGCAAACGCCGGCAAAGTTTACTTGATGACTTCACAAAGAGAATTAGCAGAAACATTTGGTGATCCAGTATTCAAAACTGATGCAAGTAATAATCCAATCCACGGTGGTGAAACAAACGAGTACGGATTACAAGCGGCTTATTCATTCTTAGGTGTTGCCAACAGAGCATACGTTGTAAGAGCAAATGTTGACCTAGGTCAATTAGAAGCAAGTGCAACAGCACCAGCGGCTAATCCAGTTGCAGGTACATACTGGTTTGACACAGTAAATTCAAAATACGGAGTATTTGAATGGAATGGTTCAGCGGCAACTACAACAGGTGGTCAATCATTTACAAACCAACCAGTTACAGTAATTACAGACGCAGATCAAATTTCAGCAAACTTTCCTAAAAATTCAGTAGGACAAGCAGGTGATTATGCGATCAATGCCACTGACACAAACAACGATTTATTCTACAAAAAATATGATGGAGCCTGGGTAGCAGTAGGCACAGCGGATTGGGTAGGTTCTAATCCAACTATTAAAGGTTCAGCAGGTGGTACAATAAGTTCAGGACAGAACTATGTAATCACAATTAATGCACAAAACACAACAATCACAAACAGTGGTACAACAGTTGATTCAGCAGTGACTGACATCACAGGTGCTGGTGTTTCAGGATTAAGTGCAAGAAACAACGGCGGTATCTTAGAAATATATTACACAGGTGCGGCAGGCGACACAGTTCAAATTGCAAATGGTACAGCAGATGTAAGCACATCATTTGGTATAACAGCAGGTACTTACTATGTGCCAGCATTATCAGTTGCTCCACACACTTCAGTACCAGCGTTTAAATCAACAGATTCAAATCCAAGACCAACAGGCTCAGTTTGGTTAAAAACTACAGAGCCTAACTTAGGTGCTAAATGGAGTATTAAAAAATGGAACGACACAACAAAATTATGGGAAACTGTGAGTGCTCCATTACACTCTAGCAACGAATCTGCACTGTATAATTTAGACAGAACAGGTGGCGGTGCTGGTTTGGCAGTAGGTGATTTATACATCAACTATGGCAATGGCACAACTGAAGTTGACCATGTTATTTTCAGAAGAGAATCTACAGGTTCAACAAAAGTTACAGGTACAGCAATATCTACAGGAATGACAGCAGGTAGTAAATCATTTACTATTCAAGAATCAATTGTAGGTCAAGAAGCATTAAATTCAGCAATCACAGTAACAAGCACATTAACTGGTGCGGCTTCAGATGCAGATGTAATTGCAGGTCAAATCAACGGCGCTGGATTTACAAATGTTAAAGCAAGTGTTGACTCATCAAACAGAATAGTAATTGAACACACAAAAGGTGGTGAGATGAAGTTTGTTGACACAGACGGCTCTTTAGCAGAAGCAGGTTTCTTACAAACAACAACTAACATGGGATATGAGCCAGGCACAGGTTCAGGAACAAATCCTAAACAGTACAGAGCAAGTAACTGGAAAGCATTAACTTATACTGCAAGTGCAACAGCAGTGACTTCATTAACAAATGATGGTCAACTATGGTACTCATCAATTGTAGACGAAGTAGACATAATGTATCACAACGGTACAACATGGAAAGGTTACTCAGCAGTAGCAGGTACAGACCCAGCAGGTCCACAAGTTTCTGCAACTGCTCCTACTACACAATCAGATGCATCAGCACTTGTTGATGGTGACTTATGGATAAGCACAGCAGACTTAGAAAACTATCCAACAATCTACAAATGGAATGGTTCAACTCTAAAATGGGTGCTAGTTGACAAAACTGATCAAACAACTGAAAACGGAATTGTGTTTGCAGATGCAAGATTTGGTACAACAGGTGGAACGGCTTCGGCGGCTCCAGCAGGTACTATTGCAGATTTATTAGCAAGTGACTTCTTAGATGCAGATGCTCCAGATCCAGCATTATATCCAAAAGGTATGTTGCTATGGAACACAATACGTTCAGGATTCAACGTTAAAAAATTTGTTAGAAATCATGTTGACACAACAGCAACAAACACTAGAATGAGTGAAAGTATGTCAACATACTATCCACACAGATGGGTAACTGAATCGGCTAACCAAGCAGATGGTTCAGGTTCATT